TTGTTTATCCCAAAATTCGTGCATTATTAAGTAGAAAAGGCTTAAAGTTTTTAAGCTTTGTTAGTATATAAAACAATGTCAACCCTTGAACAAGATTATACGACCGTACCTGGTCAATTATATGCGTGTCTTTCTGTCGTAGGCCCAGAAGCACCTCAAAAGAACGATAAGTTTGGGATTAAGATCAGAGGTGCATTTAATTCACGGGATGAAGCAGCTGCACATGCGAAACGACTTCAAAAGGAAGATGCCACATTTGATATTTACGTTGTTGATATGTATAAATGGTTGTTAATTCCACCTGATCCGGCTAAGATCGAAGATTCACATTATGCTGAAGAAAAACTCGAGGAACTTATGACGGGGTATAGAGAAAATCAAGCTCAAGCGGCGAAGATGTTCGCGGAACGTAAACGTGATATGGTTGAAAGTGCGGCTACATTTATTAAACCAGGTGATGAAAACTCGCAGTATTATACGAAACCAGATGAACCACCAATCAGTCACCCAGCTGAAGTTCTGGAACGACTTCAAAAAGAAAAACCAGATGCACAAATGGAAGACCTCGTCAAAGAGGCGGACGCTATTGTTGCAGAAGAAATGGAAGAGAGAAAGAAGAAACGTGCAGCTGATGCTAAAGCAGCTCTCGAAAAAGAGGCTGAGAAAAGGGGGTTTAATTCGGTCGAAGCGATGGAAAAGTTTGATAAAGAAAAGAACGCGGAATCTACGGGATCTACGGAAGCTCAGGATACGAAGGGTGAAGGTGAAGTTGAGGAAGGTGAAGAGGTCGAATCTAAATAAATTTGTTATATAAATGTAAGTATGTTGAGTATTATATTGAATATAGTCACCATAATTATTGTATTAGTTATGTTCGGTTTATTTTTACGATTGTATGGAGATCGAAAAAGTAAAACGGGTACTAAAAATGTAAGTGCGTCGGATGTTGCACAAGATATATTAGATGATCCACTCATTGTGAGTCGCGCGTATTTTACAGAACCGGAACTAGGATCTATAGGTGATTTTGAAGGCCAACAAACGTCTTCTGAACATTTATGGGTTAGAGGTAAACCTATCCAGGTCTAAGAATGACTGGTTGCATGGTTTTACCCATAAAAAACCCTAAAATGAATGAAACAAATATGATAATGTACGCCGTTTTATCGAGATTTGTAAATATATCATCTTTCTGATGTTGTGGCTGCTGTTGTGGTTCATAATAGTTTTGTGGAGGTGGAAAATAATACTGTTCGTTATTTTCCAGTTCTGGTTCTTGTTGATCATCTATCTCTTTATTTGTAAAATCATCTGGATTATATTCGATAGGAGTTCCAACTTCGGCTTCCATTTATAAAAGGTATATCTATTTTTTTAAGCTTATTATTCCTCATCATCAACAACAAACCCTTTCAAATTGCCATTATCATCCATATCACTGTCATCATCTTCAAAATCATCCTCGTCATCTGTTTGGAGGAGATCAACTTCACTTTCAATATCTGTTTCAGTTTCATAATCCTCATCCAAATAATCATCTTCTGGAAGATCTTCGAGCGGGTCTAATCGTTCAGGGACCTTTGAAACACGCCCGGAACGTGTGCGTATAGGAGCAGTAACTATTTTTGTCATTATAAATTAACGTATGTTTATTCTTTTAACTACATTACGCAAGCGTATTTACAATTCTATCCGTGAGGTTATGTGCGCGACATTTACATTTACACACTTGTTGTATTTGTTTTTTGATAATATTGAAAGAAATCGTTTCTTTACATATATCACATGTTTCATTTGTTTTTACTGTATATTTCTTAACTCCTTCACGTTTGAGTGATTCTATTGAGAATGTTTCCTTTTTAACGATATACTTCTTTATAAATTTTTCAAGTAAATCCTGTTCTGGTTCGGGTGCTGTAACGACTTTCTTTTTGGGTGTATACTTTTCAAATTTACCATCTTCGTAAATGATATCCGTTATTTTTTTAGTAAGTTGATGTCGTCTACCCGAAAAATCTTTACAAAATCCATATTGTCTTAGTATGTTAGTCGTGGAAAAACACTTTTGGGATATAGTATCTCCTATTATATGAAACCATACGTGGTTAGAATTATGATTACATTTTTTATTTTCACAATATTTAGAGTTTGTTGAGACGAGATATTGATTTTTATATTTAAACATTTTAGTTATTGACGCCGAACTCTGACCTTCTATATGTTTACGAACGAATGCTTCAACAAGAAAAAGAGCTTCTTGATTCTTGAATTCATTTTTTGTTTGTATATTTGTAAAATTATTTCCTTCATTCTTACTGGAAATCCCTTCAATTATAATAGGTTCAGTACTTTCTGTACGTAAAGTTGCCATGTGTAACATATCTAACGAAGGACTTTGTTCGGTTTTTTGTAATATAGATAAGGGGCCATGTTTGTATATAAATATGGGCAAGTATTCACCCTGTGTTTCTTTACCTGTGTTATTACATAATTCACACCCCTGACCGGCACATGCTTCATGTTTTCCACGTTTATGTGACCAAGGCATACGAAACCCACTTCCTTTTGTATTTCGGGAAGAATTCCCGTATACTGAAATGTCAACAATATCTTTCCAATCACGTGAACCATATGCTAAATTTAATGTTTTTATAACATGCTCTCTAAGAGCTAATGCTGATGATCTATTTACAATAAATCCTGACCAGTTTATATGTATACCCGTTTTTATGAGAGTATCTATAGGTTTGGGTTCGGCAACAGATATTAAAGCATCTTTACCACCAAATTTCGAGACTTTATCACATATGACCTTACATATACTTTTAATTTGTTCAAATGATAGTTCATCATCATCTTTATAATCGAGGTCCATGAAAAAATTGTAATTTTCAGTTTTTTGTTCAACGATGAATATTTTTTCGCCTATAGTATAAGCTTCTATACACTTTTCATAAAAGTCATTCAATCTATCAAATGGCACGGAGAGAACGCCACCGTCCATGAGCACATGTGATAGATCGGAGTTATTAGCAAAACCCTGGTTCTTACACCAGTGTTTAAACATACTTACCTATTATTCTATTTATCTTTTTATATTGTTTATTCACTGTCATACTCTCGATGCCAGATAGAGCGTCTATATGAGACTTCTGGGTATCTTTCTTCTTCTGTTAAACTTTTTTTTAAAACGAGGAGTTCATAAACTTTATCCTCTTTATGTAATTCGACGTACCTGTCGGCACGTTCTGCCGTATATCCATGTCTATCAATGAGAAGTTCGTGTATTTGTGATAAAATATAGTTCTTGGACTTCATTATTTAATAGAAAAGGTTTTTCTATCGAGAGAAGTTACACACGCATAAAATTCTGGATTATTAAGTACATTTTTAACAATACGATCCCATTGTTTTTTCGTACTAAACTCAGCGAGTGTTTCAAAATTCATAAAATCGTTTTCGTCATGTGTTCTCTTAATAGGTTGTTTTTGAATTTTTCTAAGATTCATTTTCTGTTTTTCATCGTTAAATTTTCGTATAAGTTCGGCTTGTTCATGGATAGTGTAATTTACAAAGAATACAAAGACATTATATTCTAGTTCAACAGTTGGACTTTCCTTTACTACAAACTTAAACTCTGTATATTCACCCTTTTTCAAAGAAACAACTCCCCTGGTTTCTTCTTCGAGTTCTCTCAAAGCACATCTAATGGGGTTTGGTATCTCTCTACGCCTACACCCTCCGGTGACGAAAATCCAATCTTTGAACCTTCGATCCCGGACAGTGAGAAATCTTGGTTTATCACCTACAAAAGTGACAGGAATCGCGATTGCTTTATATTTCTTCATTACTCATTAGTAAGTTATAATTGAATGAGATGATTATTCTGAAGAATTATCTTCATCATCATCGACTTGGGTTTCCGAAACCTCTTTGTTTTCTTCTTCGGGTTCACTTACGCGTTGTCTGAACGTCGGTTTTTGTGGCGGTGGTGGTCTGGATAAAAATTCCATGACATTTCCATAAAATCCCTTGACATTATCCATTTCCGTTTTCGTTTTGTTAAGTTCTCTGTACATGTACACTGTGGCTACAATACACATGAGCACGGCAACTATAGTCGCGGTATCGCGATCGAATGTAAACATTATATATAAAAATACGAGCTAATTTTTTAAGTTCCTATAATCGCACCCATGTGCGTATTTTTTTGTTGTGGACACGGACATCCCATTTTTGCAAACTGAATTTCCTGGTAATGACCTTCTTTACACTCTGCATTTTGTGGAGGTGTTTCTGGTTTTTTACCTACTAAGTGATCTAAAGTACCTGATTTTGGGTCATACGTTAAAACAAAGACAAATCCTATGAGAAAAATTAATTGCCAAAACATTTATAATAAATAGATAAATTAAATTAGTTGGAATACATCAAACCACCCATACCATTTTCGATACGGAGGACGTTGTAGTTGACAGCATACACGTGGTTCGCGAATGTAACATTATCCGAAACAAGTCTCGCGGAATCGAGTCTACTGAAGTTGAGCGACCCAGTTGGTTGAAGCTTCGACGTATCGAGACAGAATGGGACCAATGTTACGTTATCGACGGTACAGTTACCGGAAGATGTGTGGTAATAAATTGGGGCGGATGTAAAGTGTGGGATAATATTCTTGTAATCGGAAACATCCGTACCGTTAATTTGGAGTTTAAGTTTGGTACTGGCATTACGGGCTTCCTTTGCAACCAAATATTTGATTGGGTGGTTAAAGTTCAATTCTTGGACCTTAGAACCCGAATTGACAGATTTTTGTGTTTGTGTAATGAGCATGTTTTGTGGAGTGGAGGACAAGGCCGTGCGTTCGTCTGTATCGAGATGAATGAATTGAGCATAGACTTCCGCATCCGCCGTAGCTGTAGCACCCCATGTAATTCTCAATTCAACATCGTGATATTGGAGTGCAACCAATGGCAATGCAGATTGAGCGTTTTCACAAAAGGAAAATCTAAGTGGGTAGAATTGTTCACCTTCAGAATCACTGTTGTATGTAGTTCTAGCATACCCTTGGTTCATAGTGGTTGGAGCAAGTTCGGCAGAAAATGTATATTCTTGTTCGTCGATGACCTGACCACCGATCAAAAGTTCAACCTTGGAAATTCTGGCATTCCAGTTGGTCTCCACACCATCACGTTCGGAAATGTAGACGTAGCCGAGCATATCACCTTTACGTTCGAACCTAACGGTCGACATACCGTTCGCAACAGGGTTGCCCTGGATAACTTGTCTTTCGACAGTTTGGGCGAAATTTGTGTGACGTTT